AACGTTAGGGCCAAAGTGGGTTTGCATCAACTTTCGCCAGGGCTTACCGGAAATGTTGAGCGCTAGCCGGATGATTTCGTGGTAGACCTCGCCCGTGGGTGGGGTAAAGTAAACCAGTTGGAGCAATTGGGGTAACCGCTCCTGATCAACTTCACTCCACCGCTCGGGCAGTTGGTAGGCCTTGCCATCTAAATGGATGGTTTGCATTAGCGCTTTAGGGTGGTTTGTAGCCACACGCTGAAACTAGTGGCCGGGCTCAGAATATACTGTAGGGTGTTGATGCCCCAAATCAGGCGAACGGGCACCCAAAGCAGAATAACCAGTGTCATATCGATGGCACCGTACAGCAAGAGCAACAGAAAATAAAAAAGGCGTTTCATCGGTCAATTAATCAGTGAAGAATAAGGCCATCAGGCGGCATCCGAATTCCCATCCGGCCACCATTAGCCCAAAGAGAGCTAACAGTGACCATAAGGAAAAGGACACGAATTTGCGCTTCGGGATTGCGTTCATAGTGTCTATTGTTGTTTTAAGGTGGCTAGATAAGGCGTGAGCCAGTTGGCAATGAATTTGATTTCGGATTTCCTCCGGCGGTTGATGTAGCAGCCGTATTTGGTGCCTCGGCCTGCCGATGTGTTGAAGCCGATAAGCGTTACATAGTCGTCGTCGGAGTCCCACACATCACTCACTAAGCCCTCGATGTGGCTGGTGTAAATGCTCACGGCATCCATTCGGCGGGGCATGATCCCCAGCCGCTGGTTACCTCGCTGATTGTGGCGGTAGATGATCTTAGCCGATACCGAGAAATAACTGCTTACCGCTCCCAACGCTTTGATGGGCAACTTAACCCCGTTCACCCGGTGGGCATAGTAGAAGCCACTGGCGCAATAGGCCGACCGGATCGGTAAGCCATTATAGCGGTTAATCCGGGCTATCCAAGGGGCATCGTTCTGGTTGGAAATTTCCACCATGCCCACAAAAACGGCAGCACTATCCAGGATGGCCTGGCGTAGTCGGGTTTCGTCCAGGGTAATCGGTTTGGCGGGATAACTGGCCTTTTTGTCGGGCCCCTTACTTACGGTTTGACCCCGTGCGACAAGGCAGAATGTAAGATAAATAAGGCCACAAAGGCCAGCGTAATGAGACATCGTTGATAGGGTGTTAGATCCTCGAAAAACTCGGTAAAGAAATCTTTGCGGCTCCGAATGAAGGGCAGCATATACAGCCCAACGAAGGGAACCAGGATTAACAGTTTGAACAGCCCTACCGGCAAATCCCAAAACTCCACGTACTTCTCAAAAAAGAACTTCTGGTTGCTCGTTAAGTCATAAGCGTTCATTTGCTGCTCAACGGGCAGGCTCTTGTTTAACTCGTTGATGTGCTTGCCAATGCTGTCGAAATTGGTGCTGGCCCAAAAGATGGCTACCCCTAATAGTACGGTCTGGATCACGGCCCCCAGCCGGTGGCGGAACAGGCCGTGGACTTTCTGGAGGGTGGTGGGCTCGGGGCTGTCGTCGGCAGAATCTTCGATGGCCAGGCCCAACTCACGGGCCACTTGTACGGCCTGTTTATCGGCATCCAAAGCCCATTGAACGTACATCTTTTTGCTGGCTTCGTCGGTCTCTTTGGCGGCTGTGGCCCGGAACCCTGCTGCATCCTCCCGGAGTCCATTATACGCGTCTAGTTTTCGCTGACGTTCGGCTTCTTCGGCCAACAGTCGTTTCTGTTCCAGTTCGTGCTCCTGCTGGGCAATCTGGTCTTTTAAGGTCTGGATGCGTTGGGCCTCCTGGTCGAATTCGGTTAACACGGTACTGTTGTCGTTGTTTACTGCTGTTTGCATGGGGTATGAATTGTTAAAGAATAACGAGGGATTGATGGGTAAAATCGGGCTCGGCGCTGTCGGTATCGGTGGCCAGGTTCGCCTGGTAATAGCCCGGCCATTGGCTGGCCGTAGCGGTCTCTTTCAGAAAGGCCTGGAGCTGTGCCAGGTAAAACTGACCGTCTAGATAGAGCTGCCGTTTTTGGTTGTTTTTACTGTCGCTGTTGGGGGCCACCTCCTCCAGTGTACCATCTTTGCTTCGTCGCTCGGTGATACCCGTCGTATCCAGCGTAAGGGGCAAATACGGGTAAGCTTCATAGAGGGCCATGTGAGCCAGCGCGGGCCGGATCGTCTCCAGTAGCGTTTGCTCGGCATCGGTCAGCGTGTAGGCCGGATTGCTCCATTTGGCTTTTTGGTCGGTGTAAACCGATTCGGTCAGCATGGGCTTAATGTACACCTGTTCGGCCCGGAGGATGTAGGTAACAAGTTGGTCGAACAAGCGGCTTTTACGCCCCAAAGTCGGGATATATTGGGCCAATTCACTAGCCGAACGAATCCAGATCCGTTGTCGCTTTTTGTAGGCCGTGGAGGTAGTCCAGGCCATGGGCCGGGTTTGTTCAACAGTCTGCCAAAAGTTCTCCAGGGCCAAATCCAGCATGGCCAGGTTAGCCTCCCGGCTGTCTACGTACTCCCATTTGGCCACGGCTACCGTATTCTGGGAGTTAACTTTTTGCAAACCCAAATCGCCCGCCCTCAGCTTCAAATGCGGAAACGCCAGCTCGTAAGCTTTCCAGCTCATGCAGGATTGAGCCAGGTAGAGCAAATCGGCATCAGGGGTGCCCGCTTGTGGATTCTGGAGACCAGTCAGGTAAGTCAGTAACTCCTGGCCTACCTGGTCACGAAACCACCGCTCAGCAAACACCACAAAGGGCTCTACCGTTTCAAACTTAAGCGCGGCCTGGAGGCCTCCAATGTGGGCTTTTAAACTCTCTTTGGTCAACATGAATTATTGAGCGTTTGAGTGATTGAGTGAATGGTCGAAGTGAAAAAACGCTCAATCACTCATTGATTATGATTTATCACCGCTTGCTTGCCGGTAGGGTTGGTATCCAGGGTGGTTAGCTGTACCTCTTTGAAGGCGGGTACAATAGTTTTGTAGCCCATGATTCGGAGCGCCATCTGGATCGGCTCCAGTAGAATCTGACGTTGTACGGGCGTTCGAAAGTGCTGCTGGTAATCGGCTACGGTGCGTACCTGGCTCCCCGAATCGCCCGATTTTGAACCGGGAGTTACCCCACCCAATACCGGCAAAATGCCCACGGCGTTGGTGATGGAAATATTGGCCATTTCCCAAACCTTATTGTAGGCATCGTCCGACATTTCGTTTTTGAGCGGCACCACATCGATACTATCCATGCTCTTGCCATCGTCGCCCCGCAGGTAGCGCACCAGTAGCGATTTATTGACATTGTCCACCCCCGAAAGCCAGTTTTTGAGATTCTCCCCAAACTGTGCCCACTTCTTCTGGATCGCTTTGGGCTCCAAATCTTTGCCGCCTTCCTTGTCGAAATAATCTTTGGGCATCTTAATGACGTACTTGATGTTGTAGCCATTTTGAAGCCCCGATTTGTGAAACAGCGGAATAAGATTGGCCACTTCGATCCAGTCGCGGGAACACCACCAGGAGGGGAACGCATAGAACGGATTACCTGAAATGTGCTCACGGGAATGGTAGATGCTCACCACGTTTTTGGTCGGGTTCACCCGGTCGAAGGCCGCTATTGTTTCGCTCCGTTCGCGCTGGCCCCAGCTTTCTCCGAAGGTCGGATTTTGCAGGTAACAGGGGACTTTGTTGCTCACAGGTTTGCCGATCCGGGTAGTAAACCCATCCGAAATGGAGAGCAAGGGCAAGCCATCAGGCGTAAATTCGAAGCGGGTAAAGTGATTGGCATTGGTCACCCGTTCGTTGATGGCCGCAATGGCATACCGGGCCAGCTCGGTCTGGTACACCCAATCGGTTAGCTTGTTGTCTTCGTAGGGCTCCAGATGGGTAGTTTTGCCCTCAATGACTTTGGTAAAAAAGCCAATACCCGATCCATAGATCATGTCGCGGGTGGCTTCCAGCAAGGGCCGAACCTGGTTATTTTGTTCCAGGAGTTTGGCCATTCGGTTAGGCTGGTTGTCCTGAGCGCCCCAGGGAATGTGGTCTAGCCCGGCCTGCTGAGACAATAGCAGGCCAGACCCAAACACCTGGTCGCGGCCATCCACGAGTTGCAAAACGGCTCCATTTTTGTCGCTGGGTATTATAAACGCGTTGTCGGCTATTTGCTCCATATTAGTAGGTATGTACTACCCGTAGGCCGTTGTAGTGAGTGATTAGATCGATGCAAATCTCAAAGGGCTTATTGCCCGCGTCCACGTTCTCCAGTAGCAGCACATGGTTTAAATTGATGTTGCCCCGGTAGCCTCGGTCGCCAGGTAAGTTTTTGGAGCACTTACGCACCGCAGCTTTATGGCCCACCGTACTGTCTTTTTTAACATAGGTCAGGCTAAACACGTGGTTCTTTCCGCCTTCCAGCGTGTCCTGGTGAATTTCGGCAAACATGGCCCGCCTGGTAATCGACTTAGCTGCCATACTGTAAGCGTTTGCTGGCCGATACCTCAGACTCAAGAACCCGGTAATAGTGGCCACTGCAAAGGGTGATGTGGCATATCGAATCGGCGGCTTTCATATCGGCCTCCACAGTGGCAACATAGTCCGGGTTGATGTTCACGGCTCGGGTTGGCCCGTCCGAATCGGTTAAAAACTTAATTAGTCGAAGTGCCATCGATGTTGGGTTTCGATTGATCGTTGTTTACAGACTCAAAATTGCCTCCCTTAGCCAGCGCCTGAAAGGACGGTTTTTGAGCAACAAAAAAGCCACGGATGGCCGTGGCTTATGAACTCGTTAGATCGATGCAGCTATTTACCTTTCGGCTCAATGTCATTGAAATCGTACTTAAATCGACGGGGTTGCCCTATATAACTAGGTAGTACCACGAATTGCCCCGTCTTAGTGTCCAGAATAATACTTTCCCGTTCGCTGGCCACGGCTTGAAACCGGCGCGTATCGAGAATGCCGGGTTCTGGTTGGCCCGAAGGGGTGAAATTAGCGAGTAAGAGGATGCCCGTTAGCGTAAGCGCACCCAGAAAGAACGAACGTAAATCGATTGAAAATTGAATAGTTTTCATAGCTGACGAATTAGAAGTAAGGGAAAACACAAAGCTATTCAGATGATAACAATCTGGTATGTTAAATTTTTGCTAGGGTACTATTCCTTTAATCTTACCCGCTACGTATAATGTAACAGCAAGCCGCATGGCCCATACTTCCAGTTTGGCCTGCCTGGTTTTTAGGGTCTGTTCTCCGAGTTGCTGTTTTGTGCCAGTAAGCTCAGTAGAAAGTTTGCCATTTGCCTGCTGGCACTTCTCCAGGTCTTGCGCCTGGCGCTGACTCTTGCTCTCATACTCGGAAAGTTTGGCTTTATAGATCACCTCGCGCTTAATAGCCCAATCGCCCCGAATCAGATCCAACTCTATTTTTTGGGCGTGGCTGATAAAGTCCACGGCAGTAGCCAGACTATCCTTACTTTTTGTAGCGGGTAAGGATTGCCCGCATAGCTTCGAGTTGGCTATGACTAGCAGCAGAATCCAAAGCCGCCTTTTCTTTAAGTCGGTCATTTTCGTTTTGGAGAGAATGAATTTGATTGTTTTTGTCGGCAACGACGGTGCTCCAGCGTACCGAGTCGCGGAAAGATTGAGCGCTGGCATTCTCGCGCAGGAGTTCAGCCCGTTCATCCTGACAGGCCTGGAGCTGAGTGTGGCCCGTAAATCGGCTAATGAGCCAGGTAACAGCAATGCCGATGCCCACTGCCACCAGTTCCCAAACAAAGCGGCCTGTGTTGCCTTTGATGAATTGCCAGATGGTTCTGAAAATTTGTTGCATGGTCCAAAGCTCATTACTAGCCAGGCCAGCCAAAAGGACATAAAAAATCCCCAAATAGGTATCCGGGGATTTTTTAAAGTCCTTTCCACTAATCTTTATTACTCATCTTTTTCCATACCTTCAATTTCTTCAAATAAAGCATAAGTTTTATCCTCACCTTTACATATTTCCTCTCTTAACATAGTCACTGGCCTATAATAACCTTTGCTCATTTTAATAAAAAAACTATTTTTTGAATCGTGGAAAACGAAACACTTTTCAAGAATATAACCGTAACTTCTAATAAATGTGATCATTAAAGCTCTCACAAGCTTCTTATCAATTTTATTTTGAAAATATAATCTTGCAATAGCGTTAAGTAAGTCATATACGGCTTCGTAAGTATAATAATCTTGCTGCTTAGTTTCATACAGCCTCTTCAATTCGATACGACGTATATCAGCTCTTTCTTCACGTAAAACTTGCCAAAACCTCTGTCTAGAATTAAGCATATATTCCGTATTCCAGTACTCATATATTTTAAAAAAAGTAGATCTACGCTCAGATTTCACATTAAATCTAATTGGAAAATATATAGCAAGTATTGATATAAAAACTGCAAAAAAGGCAATATTCGTAGCACTACCTATACCTTCATCGATTGCCTTAAATTTCAAATACTCTCCCTTTAACTGTTTAATATACAATACCGTGTCTTTACCATTATGGATTTTAATCTGATTAGAGTTTTTCGAAATATGCATTTTGGGCAATGTCTTTATAGCAATATTCTTGCTTTCCTTATGCCTTTGTGCTAGAACAACAAGAAACAACAATGAGAGCAAAAGGCTTAAATAATATTTTTTCATTTTAAATATTTGCAAAGTGCCCATAGTATTGAATTTATGTTAAGATGGATTTATGGATATAAGTTTAATAGCATATGCATGACTAAGATAATAAATATCCAACTAAATTATATCTTATTTTCAATTACTTGTTTACACTTTCTTAAGTAACTGTTTCCCTCTCTAATTAAATTTCCTATAACATATATCATACATAGTAGATCAATCTGGCCGGTCTTGTCTGTCGAGCAAGTTTTTTTGGGCACCATCCCATTCATATTTCTCTATGATAGCCTCAGAAGTAAACTTATTTAAGCTCTTCTTTTGTTTTAAGAGCTTTCAATACGGCAAAAGCTTCCAGCCTTATGTGGGAGCAATCTGTTTATGTGGCTTCGCTTTGCGATCAGAACCGGCTGGCGGTACTTTTTTGGAACCGTCTTTATTATATCCTTTGGGCATGGCGTTACCGTTTGTTTTACCAGTGAATTGAGAAAAGAAAAGCCTGGTTTATGACCAGGCTCTACGAGTTTAAACTGTATCGTCTAAACCAGCTTTTTTTCGTTCGTATTCTCCCAGTTCAACCTGGAGCGGGATTTTCTCCCATTTGTATCGCTCGTTTAGGCGTTCTACCATATGCCACATAACCAGCTCGAAACAGTCTGTATAGCTGATAAAATCCCCTTTTCGGATTAGTTGAGCGGCTATATAAATAAGGCTATAGGGATGGCGTAAGAGCTTTTTTTGCGACTTTAACACCACATTATGGCAAACCTTTCCAATGTTGATTTCTGGCCCTTTAAAATCACATTTATAGTAAAGGGTGGGAATCATGTGCATTTCTGGCTTGGGCTGCTGATCTACGCCTGGCGACCTCATGAACCATCTTGATGGCTCTGGAAAAGTGTTCAGGTATTTTTCTAAAGTGATAGTGATAGTTTCCATAGTTAGGATTGTGGTTAATGGTTTCTGCGGAGTTTGGTGGAAATTTTACCCGCTACTTGTAAAGCTGTGATTGGGCTATTCAGGAGGCCAGACTGCTCTAATTCGGCTACTCGTTGCGCTCGAAAACGTCGGCATTGTTGGCAGCGGCAATGTTGCAGACTAATAGCAGTAGGATGGCGTAAGGGAATAATCAGGCTGTCCTGGATTTCCTGATAATCCTGGATTTGCTCCTCGGATAATTCGGTTAAGTACATACCGTTAGCTGTTGTGTTTGGGCAAGTTTCGTCTGGAGTTGAAATATGATTTCTTGCTGTTCCTTGCAGTAGTCCACCAGGCGGGTTAAACTCTCTTTGATGCCGGTAGCCTGTTGGCTATTTATTGTGCCTTTTAAAAATCCGGCTTCAATGCATCGGGTAATATTGCCCGTTGCAGCCAAATCCATTCTGAGCGCCTGGAGCTCTCGGGTACTTGGTGCGATAACAGTAAGATTATTGGTCATAGTGAGCATATTTTGAAGGCCGTTCCATCGATGCAAATGCATTGAAAGACTGATCTAGAAGATAAAAAACAGGGCTTAGCACGAAGGCGAGAACAACGATTGAACAGATTGCTACGGCAAACCAGCACAGAAACAGTATGCCTAAAGCAACAATAAACGGAGTAAGCAAAAGGGTTTTAATCATAAGTATGGTAGGGTAAGTATTGGGGTTGTAATCCGCTGTTCACTAGCGTTCTGGTAAGTTCATTTAGTAGTTCCTGGAGGGCATCCGAGAGTGGCAACCGCTGTAGTGTTTGCCACATGGCCACGGCTACAGATAGCGGTAGATTTAGGGTGTAGGGCTTCTGGTTGGTACGAAAGCGCCAGGTGGTAATCTGCTGGTTGGTAATTCTTCCGCGCCATTCAACTAAAATCAACTCCTCCAGGCTTAAGTCATTCAGGGCAGTTAAGGTGCTGTAATGGGTAGGCGGTTTAATGAGTTGAAGTAATCCGGCCATACCGTCCTTATAGACCTTTAGGCTTATTTTCTCCATCGCTTGTTTTGGGTAGAGCAAAAAAAGATCGTGTCTCTAGTCGGTCTTTTCGGCATCTGGTGGCTGACTTTGAGCTATCTGGATTAATTCGTCTACATCTTTTAGCAGCTTTTCCAGGGTTTTCCGTTCGTCATCAACACCATGAAGTGCTGCCGCCCAATAGCCAGCCGAAAACTCACTATCTGCTGCTTTCTTCTTTGCTTCGATGGATATTTTTGTGTTAAGTAGGTGTCTTATCTGGGATTCAATCGTGATTTTTAAAATGGCTAATGAGCTCATAAATTTGTTTCGTTTAGAATTGATTTAAAATGACTTAGCCTTGTGGTTTGCTTTGGCAGAGCAAAAAAAAGATCGCTTTATCCTTGTCTTTAGTGAGCGTTAGATGGCTGATTTACGGTTACTGGCCTTTACATCCCCCGCCTAAAATGGGTATTCATGTTGTTGACGGCCTGTTTCGCCCGTTTAGCGGCTTCTTCGTTATCAAGGTCGATGTGAGCGCCTGGCGGTGTCATGTCGGGCGTTTGATGCTGGCGGGCTGGCTGTTGGTAGTTGGCTGGCTCTGGCCGATAAACCAACGGTGTGGGCATGGCTGGCGATTTTACATACACCTCTTTGCAGGTTCTCCACCAGGCCTCAACTCGTGCGTATGGATAGCGCTTTATAAGCTCCTTGCAGTGTTCCACCAGTAAGTCCTCCGTTGGAAAACGTTGGGTACTAAACTTAAAATCAAGGGCTTCTACATCTCTCACCGACTCTCTGGGAGGCAATAACTTAATTGGGTCGAAGGGTTGGCCTGATAGTTTAGCATCGTACAGCCGCTGTAAATAGTTGAGAGTAGCCAGGTCTAGCTGGAGTTCATTGTGGGCGACAAAATGGGTTGGGTACATTTCCAGCAAAAGCCTATCTTCATTTTTGTGCTGGAGTATTCCGGCCCGTCGAAACCAAAGCATTTGATAGGTTTTGTCCAGGTAGCCATTATAACAGATACGGGCCACACAATCCTGAAAAAGCGCTTGTTTGTCGTGTTTTTCGGCCTGGTTACGACTCTTAGAATAACCGTCGAAGGTATAGGCCTTTTCGCCCTTTAGGTAGAGTTCCCAGCGATAAGTAGAGTTTTCCCGGTCTCCTACGAATTTCCGTTTGGCACGTTCCTGTGAGTTGATTTGAGAATACATTGATTTTCAGATGGTTTTGGAATTGATTTAATAGCGTGGAACCCGTCCCCCCCCTTCCAGTTATTCGGTTAAGAGTGCTATACGCTTTTTTGAGGGTTATTCTAAAAGTTATACGAGTTAGTCTAAAAGTTAAGTCTATGTTTAACAGATAGTTAACTCTGGGTTTAACTGCAAACCGATCAAAAAAAGATGCCAAATTGGCATAGTTCTACCGCCCAGCCTGATTGGCTGATTTTTTGAAAATTTCAAAAGTGGTTTGGCCTGATGCACCAGGCCCGTTTGCAAATGAACGGTAAGGGGTATACGTTTTGATTCAGATGGATAAGTTGAGTTTTACGGCCCGATTCGTGCCAGGCCGTAAAGACTAAATCCAAATTCCTAAACCATTAACTTTCTGGAATCCCTTTCCATAGCTGATGGGGAGGAGTCGAACCTACCTAACTCCTGGCAACTGCCAAGTGTCGCTCACCTGTTGAGCGTCCCACCCTGCCCTTTTTTAGAGTGATAGCGCACTCAGTTGGTTGTCCTACGCGGCTGTAGCAATCTTGCCAGCAAATTCTGGTTTGGCCTTTGCCCGTAGCATAACGTATTTTAAGCGAGCGGCCTGAATTTGCGCCTGGAGTATTGGCTTTAGCCGATTGTCATTTTCAACCCGTGCCAGGAGTCTATCAAACTCTTCCTTTGCCTGTTCAAAATCGACGTTTATCTGATCAATGGGCATAGTGGTAACATGGTCGTTGGTTAGGACGTGCATAAAATTTGGCCGAAAAATGGTTTATAAAAGATGGCTTCTAAAGGACGGATTTATCCTACTGGGGGAATAGTATTTGATCGTATATCCTCCCAGGTAAAGCCAAAAAACTCAACAAATTGCTCTAATATGTAATAGGGCAAAACCCTCATATCAATCTCTACCTCATTCTTAGCCTCTTTACCCAAGATTGACCGTTTAAAATAGGTTAAACAGTCTGCTTTAGTGTGAAACCTAGCCGCCAATACTCCATTCATGGCCAGGCACCTCTCCCTATCCTGAGTTTCCAGCCGCTTATAATGGGCATTCAAGGTGCTCATTGAAAAAAATGACCGTTTACAAAGATATTTCTATGTTTTTACAGTGATTGTAACAATATTTGTCCATTCACTGTTAAACTGACGCACAATGTTAGATATATATTTCTAATTATTAAACATAAATATTTATTATTTTTTCGAATCTTATGATAACATACTGTCTTTCAGACTTTTAAAATTCTAAATTCAATATATACCTAGGGACAATAAATTATCCATATTTCAAAAATATGTGACAAATACTTTCAAACACATTAGCTTAAAGAGAGAATAGACAAGAAACTCAATATAATGACCGTAAATCAATGAAAGAAACAGCAAAACGATTAGAGGAGGTTTTAGACCTTTTAAAGCTTAACAAAAATGCTTTCGCTCGTGAAATTGGTGTCTCATCTACTGTCATAAATGGTATTGTCAGTGGGATGCACAATCCAGGCCCTAAAGTACTAGGTGCAATAAACAGTCGGTTTCCCGAAATTAATACTGATTGGATTTCTAATGGAATAGGTCAAATACAACGCTCAGAAGGTAGTACTAAGCCAACAGATAATGAATCCTTCGGCAATCAAGTGATAGAACGCCTTTTAGATGAATTTACAAAGCTTCGGGAACAGTTATCAATAAAAGATAGGCAATTAGAAGCAGCAGACAAACGTGCTGAGGGATTGCAACGTACTATTGACGCCTTATTGAATCGCCCATTAACATCTACAGGAAATTTTCCTAACGACGTAGCTGCTGGCCGGTCTGTTGTGCGTATACATCCTGCCGTTCAGCAGGTAGGGTTAGTTGCTTAAAAAAGGGAAACTTCCCTTTTTTTGCTCGATTCGCGGTTACAGATGCGGTTACGTCGAAATCGTCACAAAGTTGAGTACTGCGTGGCGCGGTCATAATCAGTAAGTTAAGAAGAATTTCAGGGAGGGGGTTCTAATGCCTCTCTCTCTGCTCAACAAAAACTAAAGCACTCATAATCAACGATTTGAGTGCTTTTTTTATTTATCTATGTATCCGAATTTGTATCCTATATCTTAATCTACTGTGTATACGACAGGAAATAATGTTGCAAATTTCCTTAAGTCTGAAAAGGAATTTTCGGATAAAATATTAAAAGACTTAAGATATAATTTTAATAAAAGCATGTTAAAGAGACAATTGAAGACCGTTTAAATCTTGAATTAAAATTTTATACAGAAAAAATCTATTTTGCCGACACAAAAAAAGAAATTCAAAATCGAATAACTAATATCAAAATTAGTTTAACAAAGAATCACTATGCTACATATTATAAATTAATTAACAACTACTTTGAATACATAATATTTGACAAAAATACTTACAAGTTCAACCTCAATAAAGTATTTGAAAAAACATCAAATGATGACATCAATTCTGTTATAACAGAATTAACTAAGTCTATTTTTCAAGAAAATTTAATTTTCACCATTAATCAAGTTAATTATTTATTACGCTTAGAGAAGGTTTATCCATCAAATAAAAAACTTCAGACAATTAAATATATCACAAAAAAGTTTATATTATTTTCAAAAAAACAAATAAATCATACAATTCCAATAATTATTGCATTTACTATACTACTTATTTTCTATTTCGGCTTATTTAATTTAACATTTCAATCTACAACTCAGCAAACTGTCTCACTTGCACTTTTAAGTGCTGTCGCTACTTTTGCTGGGTTCGCAGTTGTTTTCATTCAACTTTCATTCGATAATTACAAAAAATACTACGGTGCATATTCCAAAATCTTACTTTTCAAGTCATTAGGTCAAGAAATAATAGTTCTGTTTTGCCTAAATATTATATTAGATTTACTTACAGCTGTCGTACAGGAAAAACCTAATTATACATTTTCAAATAATAATATTTTACCTATTCAGAAATATTTATTCCTTTTAAGTTTATCTTTTTTTATATACTTCTTAATTTTATTACTACACAAAATAAAATATATATTCGCCTATTCTTTATCAAACAATGATTTACAGGAAACAATAAAGTCTACCAATTTAATACACATAAAAGATAACATTAAGTATTCAAAAGATTACAATCAAACTTATTTAATCCTTAAAAGCTTTGAAGAAAATACTATAGAAATTACTATCGAAATCCTATTAAATTATATTAATCAGAATAATCACAAAACCGCAGAAATAATTCTTGTAGATTTAACAAAGCATTTTCAGAAACTTATTGAAAATAACTGTTCAAGCGATGACAATACAAACGTTTCAGAAATCAGTATAGTCTATTGCAAAATAATGCATAAAGTTATTGAATCAATTTATAGTGACCAACATAGTGAATTAATAAGCCCATTTTTCGAGAATTTAAAATCATTTAATTATACAGCATCTGTTTATAATTGTAACATGATTGCAGTAAAGAATCTTTTGAAACTTATTAATTCAACTCAAAACTTAATAAATAAAGGAAACAATATAAATAATATTATTGAAGGAATCGATTGTTTCAAGGAAATCGCATTTTCACATATATCATACAATGCCCCATCGTGGAATGACGTACAGTCAGGTTCAATAGCTTTAAATAGAACAAGAGGGCATATTTTTTATTCGACTAGACAATATCTTGATATATTATGGAATTTTAACATAAATGTTTTTTATGATATTGTTTATAAAGAAATAACTAAAGAAAAGGATATATCTCTTGATATTTCATATCGTATTATAACAATATATAAAGATTTTTTACATAAAAATATCAGCCATAATTCTAAAAAAATTTTAAGATACTATTATATTAAAAATATATCTTCAATTAATACTAGCCTATATAAACTATTATATAATAAATTAATAGAAAAAGACATTAATATTGACTTAAATCTACATGACATATATCCTTTTAGTCCATTTAATATATTTATACTTGATAGCTCTATTAAATATGAAGATCCAGAAATTTCAAGTTTATTATTAAATGACTATTTACACTGGTGCGACTTTGTGATAGAAAACTATAAGTATTCTGAGTTCACATCAATTTTAATTGGTGAGGTTATAGGATTACTCCATAGTTTATTAATACATTTAGATGAACTTAATAACATACAAGAGCAAACTCAGGAGACGAATTCAACTAAAGAGAGACTAACTCAAATTACTAATGGTATAATTGATCACTTTCAGGAATTCAATTTCTCTAACAATATTAAAGACAGAAGCATAATAAGTGTTATAAATAGTCGATTTTGGAGCTTCAAAGAACTTGACTTAAAAAACATCAAATCGGTCGACAGTCTGTTCATAAACAAAATTGAACAAATAATTTCTAATACAGTTTGGGCGAATACTTATGAAAACACCCCACTCAATAACCAAAGTAAAATCCCAAAGAATTATTTTTTAGACTTTACTCTAAAAATGATTAGTATACTTTTCAGGTAATTAAAAAGAAATGACGTTAGCTTTAATTCGCTAACGTCATTTCTTTTTAATTACTATTTCTCCTTTTCCGCCTAGAAGCCTTCGCACATCGATAACAGCAGAAAGCTGAATCCATTCGAATGCTTTCGTACTTCGAGTTACAGTGTAAACACACCTTCTGATAATAGACCCGATCTCGTCGGCGCTCGGCCCGGATTTACTTGAAATTGCGGACTGGTTTGGGGTTCTCTTCTGTATGCATGGTTGGGATAGGTTTGTTAAAAATTGGATTCGATAATTCTCCGAAAAGGCTTCAATAGGCCTTCGATAGTCTGGCGAAAGATTGGAGCTTCTAATTGAATTGGTCAATAAAAAACCACGGCTGGTGAACCGTGGCTTTTACAAGAGTAGAATCGAGTCGGTTACTTGGCTTTTGGCTCCAGTTCGTCGAAATTGAACTTTGTACGCAGCCCTTTTCCGGGACCATACACCAGGATGTATTGCCCGGTTTGGGTATCCAGAATAATAGATCCCTGTTCACCCGTAGCGGCCTGGTAGCGTCGGTTCTCGTTCAAGGCCCGTTCACTCGGGCTATGTCCAGACGGTTTGAAATTAGTCAGCAGCAGGACGCCGGTCAGGGTGAGGGCACCCAGAAAAAACGAACGTAGGTCAATGGAGAAATGAATCGTTTTCATCGTTGAACGATTAGTTTATGTATGATTGGATAAGGTAAAATGCCGTTGTGTTTACCCACCACCTACTCAGTATCTGTCGGGGCAGCTTGGTACGGGGCCGCTAAACGCCTAGATTTACAATGTGCTACGCCCTGACGGGCTGGGTTCGTACGTGTTACTGGATAAACTATACGCCAATTGAGGACTAAGCTGATTGTTCTTTTTGCGCTGGTTGGGCTGATGGCCTGTCAACCCGACGACAAACTTACTGGAGTCGCTGCGGGAGCGGCTGGCCGGTATATCGTAACAGCTTACATCGACGGTGGCGACACCCTATTTTCATTAGTACCCGGCTCAACGGGGTATAAACCCGGCATCAACAAGCTGGACATCAGCAACTTCACCGTAGAACTTACCATCACCGATTCCGATCAGCTTGCCCTGACAACTGCTTATTGGCGGAACGGCATCCAATCGACTGTCAGCAAAGCGGTTAGGGTCCAGCTAGGCAACTCCGATTATCGGTTTTCGCTTTCAGACACCAGCACGATCCCATTTTATGAAGGGCGGGTCAGCCGATTTTCCGGGCTTTTTTACGAGCGTATGGTTGGTGGTGGATTCCGCATTCCCCTGGCTGGCTCCTCCCCTCCATCGCCTTCCCCTTCACAGGATATTATCATCATAGCCCAACCCGGTCGGTAATGCGGGTTCGGTTCCTGTGGTCAGGGCTTTGTGCAGGTATAGTTCAGCTAAACGAGTACGAACGGGGAGGTACCGTCCAGTTGCCTTTTTTCACCAGTCAGTGTATACCGTTGCCGCTTACAAACAACTTATTCGGGCAATCCAACGGGATTTGTACTTTCAACCTGATTTCTGAATCGATCCTATGACGCTCCTGCGAGTCTTTCAACTGTTCAGCTTTCTGGTTTTTTCGGCTCTTTTTCTGGAGAGCCTGTACTGGCTACTCAATCAGCCCAGCGACCTCCTGCTCATCGTAGCAGGTTTACTGATTGCGATCTACATCTGGATCAGCCTTAAAACGCGCTGCTTTACTAAATCCCCTTTCAAACCATGATCAAAAAACTTACACTTGCCGCTATTCTCCTTGTCGTTATCGTTCTGTTTCTGGCCAACTCCTGCACAACGGTCGATGCCAGCCACGAAGGGATCAAGGTCAGCAAAATTGGCTCCGACCGGGGTGCTTCCGACATCGAGAATGTTACGGGCTGGATCTTCTACAACCCCTTCACATCCTTTATCGAGCAATACCCGACCTTCACCCAGACCAAGGATTTCGACCCGTTCAACGTCAGTGCCAAAGGGGGAACCCTCTTCAAGATCGACCCAACCCTGAATTATCATCTGGTTAAAGGACAGGGCGCCAATGTGTATCGCAAATACCGCAAGGAACTACCCGATATTGAAAATAATATCCTGCGTACCATTGTCTACAACTCCTACCGCGATGTTGCCAATGCTTTCTCCCCTGATTCGCTGGTCAATAACCGGGTGGGGTTTGAAGAGCAGGTTGAAGCCAAATTGCGGAAAGCCTTATCGGACGATGGGTTCGCCTTTGAAAACATCACCTCCAACCTAACGCCCCCTGAGTCGTTACAGGCCATGATCGACGCCAAAAATACGGCCGTACAAAATGCTTTACGGCTCCAGAATCAGATAGCGGCCGAAAAAGCGTCGGCCGAAATCGCCGTTACCAAAGCCAATGGGATTGCCCGCGCAAAAATTATTGAGGCTGAAGCCGAAGCGCGTGCCAACGAGCTAAAGCAGAAAACCCTTACTCCGCTGCTGGTGCAGCAGGAGTGGATCAAGAAATGGAACGGCCAGTTGCCTACCACACAACTTGGCTCGGGCACGTCGACCCTGATCCAACTGCCAACCAAATAA